AGCGTGATGACGCGCCCCGCCGTCGAAACGGCGTCGAGCAAGGTGATCGCGCTGGCTGCGCTGGATGAGCTGCGGAAGCGAATGCCTTTGTTGAAGTCGGTGCCGTCGCTAATCGTGAAAAGCCCGCTGCCCTTCGGTTGCAAATGCACGCCGATGTTTGCGCTCGCGCCCTCCGCGAGAACGTGAAGCGGAGAGCCAACACCGATGCCGTTCTTGATTTCGAGGTAATCCGTCGCGCTCGCAATGCCTGTTATCCGGACAACGTCATTTCCGCCGCCGACGATTCCCACCGTGTTTGCCGCCGGGCGATACACGCCGGTATCCGTGTCGCTTGTGAAGGAGAGCGACGGCGCTGATTCTGTGCCGTCGCCAATCGTGGGCGTGGTGAGCGTCGGCGAGGCGAACGTCCCGCCCGTCACTGTCTTCGCCGTGAAGGTCAGCGCGCTCGGAAGCGAGAGCGTCGGCGTCGTCGTGCCCGTCACGGTGATCTCGTTCGCGGTGCCGGTGATGGAGGTTACGCCGCCACCCGCTGCTGGCTTCGGCGTAATCCACGCGCGCAGATCAGTGTTGGCCGTAATTGCGCCCGCGCTCGCAACAACCGTTGCGAGCGGGTAGCTGCCAGCCGTGAATGCCGTGGTGTTCACCGATGCCACGCCTGCCGCTGTCGCCTCGATGTAGTTCGTCGCGTTGGTGATTGCCAGCGATGCCTGCGCTGCCACGAATGCGCCGTTGGCCGCGTAGCCGGCGGCGACGTTGACTAGCAGGCCGGTGCCGTTCGTGACGAGGAAGTCGTTGCGATTGAGCAGCGCGGTCGGGGCGGTGTCGTCATCGCGCGTCACGTTATTTTTCAAGACGAGCGCGAGCGTGTCAGACTCTACCACGCCAGCCCCGGCGAAGTCGAACACGCAGTTGGCCTGCTCCGTGGTCGTGCCGAGTAGCGTCGTGACGGCGGCGGCGTTGATCGTGGTCGAGGCGGTGTAAACGTTTGTCGCGCCAACCTGCGAGAACGTCGTCCACTGCGCGAGCGTGGTGCCGTAGGTGTTGACGGGCTTAAGCGTGCCGACAAGCCCCGAAGGGATGGTAGCCGATGCGCCGTTGGAAACGATGGTCACTGACAGCGTGAGCGTTTCGCTGCGTTTGACGTAGTTGCCCACAACGCGGTCGAGCGTTAGCGCCCCGGTGGAGATGTCGAATGTCAGGTCAAGGTCGCGCGGCATGATGTTGGGTTGTAGCGGAGTTTCAGGAGTGCGTCAAGAGCGGCCATGTTACACGCACTGAATCGTGGTGCCTGCCGTCACGGGGATGCCCGTGCTTACCCATTCGGGCGAAGCAGCTTGCGAGGCATTCACCTTGATCGTTTTGTATTGCCCCTCCAAGTAGCCGCCGTTGAGTCGCAGCCCAACAAGCACGTCAACTGTGGTTTCGCAAATCACGGGCTTGTCGAATACTACATACTCATCCCCGATATATGTAACCTGCCCGACTGAGTTGAATGTAGTTGCGCGAGCAAAAATTTTAAGGTTGGTGCCGGACGTAATAAATCGCGCCCATCCGCCATATCCAGCCACTTGAACGGAGTCGTAAGTCGGCGCAAGGTCTGTGACGCCACCCGCCTGCTTTCCCTTGCCTGTCGCGAGCAAATCCCAGTAGTCCGTCTGAGCAGTAGTGCTGCCACTGTTCATGTAGTAGTTATACAGCGCCGTGCCCGGTAAGTCGTCAATCGGCCCCCATCGGGTCTGACTGACAATCGGAACATTCGACGCTGGCAATGTAATCGTGGCAAGCTCGTAACGTCGCACCCCGGCTTGCGGGTCGTCTGCTGGCACGGATGACCACGCTTGGATTGTGCGGGCGGTGATGGTGCTCACGATGTCGCCAGTGATATTCAGTGTCCTGTCCCACACCACCCTTGCGTAAATCTTGTCTCCGCTTTGAAGTGGCGAGCCATCGTAGCGGGCGGTTATCTCGAACACCGGGTTGTCATTTGCCGAGAATCCCGTGGGCAGACTGCCAAATAGCGTGCCGTTGGACACGCGCAGCTTCTTCCTGCCAGCCGCTTCGATGTGAAACTCCCGCCAGTCGCGCGGCGGAGGCGGAGGCGGTGTTTTCTTGAGCGAAAAGCGCACGCCGTCAAAGCCCTCGTTCACGTCGAAGTCTTGCTGGTCTGGAATCGGCTGGCGAGAAAATGCCCAGTTCTTGAACGCCTGAATGCTGCGGTCAATCCATCCGTTCTTAGCTGGTTCGGGCTTGTCTGGAAATGCCATTAGGCTCCTTTCAGGATATACTCATTCACGCTTTGGCACTGCCATAGCTTGCCCGGCGCGGCTTCCGACACGGTAAATGTCGTGGTCTGCGATACGGTCGAGAACGCGTTGAACACGGCGATTGAATCCGCGAGCGGGATCGTGTCGGTCGGTTCGCCCGCTGCGTCAACCATTCCGCTGAATGTCATCTGCCGGATCGCCGCGCTGCCCATGTTCAGCACTGGGATGTTGCGAACGGCTGAATACGTCGGCGTCGCGCCGGGGTTTGCAAGCGCGGCCCACTTGTAGGTTGTCCGCGAACTTATGTAGGTGACTGAACAGGTGATTGTTTTCTGGTAGTTCACCGAAGTTGCATCGGTGATTTGCTTGGTCGCCTGCGCGGTTTGCAGCGATATATCGTCATCGGCTAGCACGCCACGCCCAACTCCGCCGCGCATTCCCATGTATGTCAGCGTGACAGATGGCAGCACGGGGTTCTCATCGCTTGTCCAGCTTGTGAGAAACATGTTTGCATCACTCAGGTTTGCGCCCGCCTCGTCTGTGCATGTCATCGTTGCGTATGCGGCGAGCGAATCCATGAACGCCTTCGCGCGATACTGCGCGCCCTGATACGTGACGGTGCATGTGTCAAACTCGCTGGTAAAGTTGCGGCTCCACTGAGGCGGTTTGACTTGGATGAATGTCGAGTCCTCGACGTAGTGGAGTGCGCTCATTCTGATAAAACCTTAGCCATTCTCTTTGTCGAAACGGCGGTTTCCTGCGCGGCCTTCATTACCTCGCTGAGTGTTTCCGCTTCGGTTAAATTGCCCATGCGCTTTCGCTCTTGGTCTTTCAAGAATGCCTTGCGCCGCGCTGCGTCGCCCGCGCGAACCTCGCCCGGCCTGCGCGTCGGTATTCCGTCAACGTGAGTGATACCACGCGCCGCCGCCATGCTGCGGATGCTCTCTAGCTCGCGATGTTTTAGCAGGCCGGTTGTCGGCACCGCATTGGGGTTCATCCCGCCCGGCAGCGTCATTCCGCCGCGTTGAAATTCCGTCATGCCCTGCATCCGTTTCAGCGCCTCAACTCCGCCGCCCGCTGTGGCGCGATTCTTTGCCATCTTGAGCGGTGCGCTTCCGGCGATGTCGAATCCTTTGAACCGCCATGAGTTGAACTGCTTTTGCAGCTTGTCATTGTTGGCCTGAGCGAATCCGGTTTGCGCCATGTGTGCGGCTGACATTCCAAACCCTGCTAACCCCATGGGTGCGCCAGCCGTACCGAAACCCCTCATCGCCACCATGCCGGGATAGTTCAAACTTTGCATGCCCGCCCGCATGTTGCGAACATTGGTTGCCGACTGCGGGCGGGATGCTTTGTTCGTGACTTCGGTTCCTTTGAAATCTGCGTTTAACCACTGTCCCTTCGGCATGTTAAACCGCGAGGCATCCTCAATCGCGGCCTCTGCTGCTGCGTCTGCCGGGTTTAAGGCTATGCGCGCCTTGGCAACTTTCGCTTCCAGACCGGCCCGCCCGAAAATGTCGAACGTGTGATTAGTCTCCATCTTCGGAATATCTTCCGGCTTAACCTTTGGAATCATGCCAGCCAAGGGGCCGGCCATTTTGATGATGCCGTTAATCATTCCTGCGAGACCTGGTGCCATTGCGTTCCACGCCTTGCCTATTCCGTTAGCCAACGCCTCGGCAAACCAGTCCACGAAATTCGCCGCGCCAAGCTTCATCGTTTCCCACATCAAGGTGATTGTTTTCATCGGCTCCTTGATTGCGATGATGATCCACTTCGCGGCGTCCTTTAGCTTGTCGGCTAGCGCGGCACCCATTCCAGCGAGGTCAATCTTGTCCATCACGGCTGTAAGCCCGTCCATTATTGGAGCGAGGCGAGCAGCGACGCCCACGAAGAAACCGCGCAGCTTAACGCCCACGCGTCCGAGCCGGTCACTGATTCGGTCGAACTGTTCGGCGTTGTCACCAAGCAACTTCGCCTGCTCGCCGATGCTGTCGCGCGCGGTCTGCATCGCGGACTCATCCGCGAAAAAAGAGAGCATGTTCATGCCGGATTTACCGAACAGTTCGACCGCCGCCGCCGCGCGAGCAGCGGGATTTTCCATCTTCGCAATAGCTGCGCCGACGCGCTCAAATTGTTCGCCGGGGTCGAGGTCGAGCAGGTCGCTGACATGCAGGCCGATTTGCTCGAATGCCTTTGCGCTTCCGCCTTTTGCCACGCTGACAAGCGCAACCTGCATTTTCTTTAAGGCTGGAACCAGTGCGCCAAACTCCACGCCACTGTCTTTTAGCGCCTGCGTGAGCACGACAAGTTTTTCCACCGCGATGCCGGTGCGGTCGTGCATGTCCTGCAATTCGCTGCCGAAGTTGTAGGCGTGCGCCACGCCTGCGGCCAGAGCAGCGCCGACAAGCGGGATCGAGACGGCAAACGCTTTCAGCCCTGAGGCCGCAACGTTGGATACTACGTTTCCGAGCTTGCCGATTCCCCTACCAAGTCCAGCAGCGGCCTTCTCCGCGCCGAGAAATGCGCCTGTGGCGAGCAGCTTGACCGGGTTGCGCGCGAACTGCGCGGCGAGGGCTTTGCCGGTCGCAAGCGCCTTGGCCGCGCCGCGCACGAACGGCGAGGTGTCGAGTGACAGAACTGCTTTGAGCTTTGGCGAGGCCATTCGGCGCGCACCCTACATTGCCGCGCCCCGCATGGCAAGCGTTTAGCGGAGGTCGTCGCGGATCTCCGTCATCACCGGGTGCATGAGCTTCCCGGCTTTCGTCCAGTCTTGGAACCGCACCTCCACCAAGTCGCCGGGGTTCGCCGCGCCTGCGCATCGGCCTGCCGGTTTGCCGTTGAACTCCAGTTCCACGCCGCGCCCGTCAAACGCCGTCACGCGGAAGGTGTCGCTCTTCCAGTTCTTGAGCTTCATCTGGTGCTCAGTGCGCCCGCCCTTGTATTTCGCCGACGTGCGCTTGAACACCACGCCCTCGCCGCCCATGCCCTTCACGCGCGCGTATAGCGCCCGCTTTGAGTCCTCGCCGTAGAATGTCTGCACCTGCGGCACGCTCATCTCGGAGAGGATGCGGAGCCGGTCGTTCAGGCTCATCCCGCGCACGTCCTCACCGCCGATTTCCAGCACGTCGAATGCGGTGAAGTCGTCGCCGACAAGCTCGCCGTCCACGATGTAGTTGCCGAGCGGCAAGAGCGCCCGCGCTTTGGCGGGAAGCTTGATCGGGTTGCCGTTGCGGGTCTGCGCGGAGAGTGCGCCAGCGATGCACGTCACCACGCAGCGTTTGCCGTTCAGTTTTTCCTGCGCGCACCATGCGTCATCGGTGAACAAAACATCCGGCGATGAGAGGTTGATCTCCCATTCGATGGGAGACATTACTTCAAATATGGAGCGTGAGATTGTTTTCATGGGTTTTAGCATGTCGTTTTTTGGCAGCGACGCTAAGGCGCGCTTTATGTGTAGAGCTTCTGTTCAGAGCCGCCATTCTTAATTTGATCCTTGTGGCCTCAGTTGGCCTTCTCCCGAATCTAGCCCGGCTCATTTTTTCACGGGTTTCGAGCGATAGCTTTCTCCCTTTCATTCTCGTTCTTTGGTTCTCTCCAATATGGGATGGGCGCTTTTTTCCCTTGTGTGACTTGCTTAATTTCTCCCGCTCGGATTGCGTCTTCTTTCTTCCAACGTTCGCGGACATTATTGCCGCATATGTGTTCGGGTGCATCTTGCGGCCTTTTGCGGCAATACTCATTTTGAGTTTGCTTACAGCGGTAAAGTCCGGTTTTTCGAGCGGGTTTGAGCACACGTTGAATCCGCGCAAATGCACTGAATCTAAGAATTGAATGTAGAAATGCTCTCGGTCGAATCGTTCTGCTTTGCTGCATTCTTCCAGAATCTCGAAATCGAAATTTTCTGCGCCTAGATGCCGAAGCTCTTTGTGAATCATGGTTTTTGCGCCCCTCCTCGCGGCAGCGTGATGAGCCTTGCGCCTCAGATGAACATCTACAGAAGACCCCACGTAACAACGTCCACTGTCACGATGAATGAAAGCGTAAATCCCGCAAATCGGTTTCATTTTTTCTCTTTCTTCGGTCTGCCGCCGAGTTTGCCGTTTTTCCGCGCAGCCGTGGATTTGGCTTTTGATTTGACCCGCCCGCCGAGCCTTCCGAGTTGTTGCGCTGCTTTATTCATTTAGCGAATTAAACCGAAGCGCATCGGTTTGTAAAGGACGTTTTTCGTTTATTTTTGCCACCGTTTTTCAAGCTGCTTCTCCATGTGTTTTGTCATGTCGGCCACCACGGAATCCAGCGCCTGCTGAAGTGCGGGTCCGGCCACCTTCTCCGCGCCTGTGCTCGCGTTCGTGATCGTCGCTTCGAGCAGCATCGCGGTCGCTTTGACGCCACCGCCCCGCGCTGCGTTGCCCTTTTCTGAAAGTCGCATCGTGACTGTTTTTCCGAAGTCCTTAGCCGCGCGGATGAATCCTGCGGCTATGTAGGCAGCAGATGATTTTTTCCTTTTTACCAGACTCCGGCCAACATTGATCAACTGTTGCCCGAATAGCGGCTTGCCTGTGCCGAGGCTAGCGAGAAACTTAGGCACCTGTCCGCGCGGCATTCGTCCGGTCTTGCGATAGTAATTGACGAGCGCAAACGCCAGCCCGGTCAAATGGAATGCGTTTTTGGATCGCGTGGATTTCCGGCTGAATGTGCCGTATTGGTTCTTGTAAATCTTCGCCCCCTCGCTGCCCGGCTTTTCCCTTGTCAGTTCATCCTCAATCTTTGCCTGCGAGGTCTTGGGCGTGAGCTTAATGGCGCGCAGACAAACATCCCCGGCCCGCTTGTTTAGCTCGGCGGCTGCGTCCTTGCCAAACTCATTGACCCGGCGCGTCATCGCGGTTTGAAACTCGCGCAAGTCCAGCGTGATCATGGCTCACACTAGCACGTCCCCGCCGTCCTTGGCAAACACGGAAAGCACGTAAATGCGTGCCACGCGGTCGAAGGCGTGCATCTGCCGTTGCCGGTCGAAGTCCTGCCAAAAAATTGCATCGTATTGAAGCGCCTCGGCCAGTGGCATCCGGTGCCAGATTTCGTCCGGTGAAGCCCCGCAGACCGCGTGAACATGCGCGATGAGGTGCGCCCATTGCGACTGCGAGGCTAGACTTTTCCCGACTCGTCCCCTGATTCTCCGCCAGTTTTCTCCACCTCGATGCGAAACTGCGCGGCATCCACGCCGGTCACGACGGCGAAGAAAATCTGGAACGCCTCGCCAAACTTCGGCCCGCTCGAATCGGTGATGCCGCATTTGTCGGCCCATTCCAGCGCGGCGTCGCGCGCCTCGTCCGGTTTGGACAGCGCACGCGAAGGCGTCCACACGCCCCGCGCGAGCGCCGTGCTTGCGTCTGGCAGCGTGCATAGCCAAAGCAGGATTGCGGTGTCGCGGATCGCGCCGGGATACATGTTGGTGGCCTGCAGCTGCGCAAGCGCGGCCTCGCCGATGAACGGCCATTGCATCCCCATTGTCTGCGCTGCCACCTTGCGGCTCGCGCTGTATGGCGCGAGCGCGGCACCGAATAGCTCGAAGCCTCGCTTGGCGTTGATGAAGGATGATTCTTCGGGTGTGATTTCTTCGCTCATGGCTTTTTGGGTGCTCCTATTTTTTCGCGGTTCTCCGCTGTGGTGTTCAAGTTCCAGAAAACTCCGCTGCCCTCGGCGGTGTAGCTTACCTGCGCGGCGACTTCATCCGGCACGCCTTCAATCGGCTTCGCCTTCACGCTCGATTTGCCAAGCGATAGCGACGGACAGACAACCCATGTGTGGTCCTTCATCGGCTTGTGGTTCAGCCTGCGCATGTAGAGCGCCTGCATCACGGTTTCCGTCGTGATGTCGGGAAGGTTTGGCTCGCGTTTCTCTACCTTGGCCTTGTGCATTTCCTCGGCCATCGCATCCCATGCCTTGATTGCGCGGGTGAACTCCGCGTCCTTCACAATGCGCCAAGTGACGATGCCGGGGATCTTCCGCTCGCGCGCTTCGATGACAGCCTTCTCGAATACCTGCGGCGATACGGGCGTTTGCGGGAGCAGCCTGCGCGAGCGGCAAAGGTCCGGCGTGTAGTGGTTGATGCACGGCGGCACGTCTCCGGTGTCGCTGCCTGCCAGTCGGCATCCTGCCGTGCACAATGCAACGGCCAATTCCTCATCGGTTGTCTCGAAAATATCCATGTGGTTTGATTGACGTTTGCGGGTTCCGTCTCCCGGCCTTTCGGCGGTGTGAATGGTTAGCCTTGGATGGACGTGTAAAGCTCCGCCGCTGCCCACGCGCCAATGACGGCGGTTCCGGTAGCTGCGTCTGTCACGGCAATCGCGGCTTTGATGTCGAGCATGTCGCCCGGAAGCAGGCCCGAGGACGTGAGCGCGAATGAAGTCTCGGCCAGCGTAACGCTGCGGATGCTGACAGCGGCTCCCGCGTAAAGGTTTGCGCCAACCGTGCGGTCACGGCTCACCTTGCGCACGTCCACGATGAGCGTCGCAGCGGTGTCCGCAATGGTCGTGATACAGCCTGCGGAAAACCGCACCGTGACGGTAGCGGCTGCGACGTAGGACGGCGGCAGCACTTTGAGGCAGCGCGCGTAGCGAGTGGTCGCGCCTGCGGTCTTGAGGTCACTGGTGCCGATGTAGCTGCCAGCCGTGCCGTGCGTGCCGGTGTAATAGCCGAGGTCGTCACTGGCGCTTGTCGCGGGAAGGACGGTGCCGACCGAATCCCACACGCGCCAGATGTCGAATGGAAGCGGGAGGATTTGGTTCGTGTCCGTGGCGAGGCTGCTGCGCGGATACGCTGGCAGGTTTCCAGCGACGGCGAGGTTGCCCTGAATCTGCACATTCGGAAATACTGCCGTGTCCGTGGCCATAGCTAGGCGACTGCGAAGCGCGAGGAATACTTGGCCGTGACTTTCTTGAGTCCGTTGCGCTCATTGTCAACAGTGCCGGTGTCGCGATAGAATCCGCCAGCCGACCGACCGAAGTATGTGGTCGAGTTGACCGGCACGAACGCCGTGTAGAAGTTGTGGACGAAAAGCGAGGATGCCGTGGTGATGTCCAGCGTCTCGCCTTCAATGTCAAGTTCGCCCTGCGGGTCGCCGACAACCTTGCCGCGCGCCTGCCCGTTAATGCCGGGAATCCATTCGTTGATTTCCGGCGAGACTGAGACGGAAAACTTGGAGCAGTTGATGCCAAGCTCTTCCGAGGCGATGCCCCAGACTCCGTTGGTGAAGGATACGAGTTGAACGGCCATGATTAGGATTTGGTGGGTGTTGCGGGTGCGGGTTTCGGAAGTTGTTTCTCGAGCGAGGTAAGCTGCTGTTTCTCGTCGGCGATTGTCGCGCTGCGGTTCACGCCGTCTTTCAGCGCCTCCAACGCGGCGATGGAACGGCGCAAGCCTGCGGCCATTTCGGTAACGTCTTTTTCCTGCTGTGCGGAGAGTGCCATTACGGTGTGAGCGCGCCGGCGGCGAGCGGACGGAAGTTAAGCACGGTCGTTGACTTCGCAACGCCGAGGCAACAGGTGCCAACGCCGGTCGTGTTGTCCGCTGCGGTCTTGGTGATAGCGCCAGCGGTGGTGTGCGTCCAAACAGTGTCACCAATGACAAGCGTGGAACCAAGGACAAGGTTCGCGTCTGAGGTCACAAGGCGCGCGGATTGCCCCACGCTGCCTCCAAGGGCCGCGAGGCCATCGCACGCGGAGGCCGCGATGCTGGCGTTGCTGTCGGTCAACTGAAGAAGTCCTGCGGTGTCAACGTAACACGGCTGGCCAGCGGCAATAATGGTCGCGCCGATGACGTAAAACGGCGAATACTGCGCGCCGGAAGATGGGATGAACGATGCGGCGGTTTGTGAAAGTGCAGCCATAGTGGTTCGCTTTTACGTCAAATGCTTGCAACCTGCAAGGGAATTGTGCGGGTGAACACGCGAAAATTGCCGCGCGTTTCCATCGTCGTCCTCGCTGCTTCGGTCATTACGAGCAGCCAAGTGAAGTTTGCCGTGACGTAAGCGGATGTGGCTGGCGAGACAAGCGATGCCTCGGCCTTGGCAAATACGTCGTTCGCTTCGTCTGCGTCGCGGTTCACCGTGTGGAATGACACGTCGAGTTGCGCGGCGTAGGGCTTCTGGCCCTCTAGCATTTTCTCGCCCACCTCGGCCTTTACCACGATGCGCTCTGTCGCTGTCTCCGCGCTGCTGTTGAACGCCTCAACCTGCAAGTCGAATGGCAGGGTTGCTGCGGCCCGTAGCGCCTGAATTGCCCACGCTTCGATTTTGTTGCCGATGGTCTGTTGCATTACTCGGAAGCTGTTGGGTCGCCGACCGTGATGTAGAAAATGCCGTCGCGCTCATCCACGTCGAGGATGACGTGATCCTGTCCGCGCACCGTTACGGGCGTGAACTTCGGCGGCTCGCCGTTCGGATATTTCACCGTGTCAGCGTAGTCAGCGAGCAGACTCTTTTTGATGGCGAGTAGCTGCGATCCAGACTCGCCGACTCCACCCGGCAAAAGCACGTCGCCGAATGCGTTCATGCCGACGACGCACGGGATCGCGCTCATCGTGCCAATGGTCGCGACGCAGGATAAGCCCGTCCATCGCGCTTGCGATGTAACCAGCCTGTCGTGTGCGTCTGTGGTGCGTGACATTGTGAAAAACGAAGCGCCCGGCCCGAGTGAACAGACCGGGCGCTAAGATGAACAATCAATTTGCTTAGACTCCGCCGATGATGATCGCGAGGTGCTCCGGCTTGAACACCGTGACGCCCCAAGCGAGCGAGACGTGGTAGGTGTTCATGCGGTAGCCTGGATACATCGCAAGCTCGAAGCTGAGGTTGGTGCGCGGGTCGGTGATGACTTGGCGGTCGAGCGCCATGTCACCCTGCGCCGGGATAGCCGGGAGGCGAGTGGCAAGCACGATGGCGTTGCGGCTGAATGCCAGATTGCGCGAGGATGTGCCAAACACGGTGATTGCGCGCGTGGCGACGCCCTGAGCGATGCGCAGTCCGGGAGCGGCGAGCGTGATGGTATCGCCGGATGCGGGGTTAGCGCCCGCGAAGCTCACGGAAGCGACGACGTATTTGTTGGTGTCGTTCGCGAAGGTGATGATGTCGCCAGCGGCAACAACGCCGGTGCCCGCCGTGGCGAGCGGGATGGCGGTTTGCCCAACGGTGAACGCGGCGCTGGTGCTGGTGGCACTCGCCATCGCGCCAGCGGTCTGACTGCCAACCTGCGCGGATTCGCGGAGCGAGAAGCCGTAGAGGTCGCCGAGCAGCCCTTGGCGGAGCAGCGTGCTGTCGCCGCCTTCGTTGACTTTGTAGAGGTTCGCGTAGCCGCGCACCGCAACACCGCCTGCGGTGGAAAGCACGGCGTGGCGGTCGCTGCCGGGAGCGCCGTTGTCGTCGAGGATTTTCTTCGCGTTGCTGAAATCGCCGATGACGGGCGCGGTGTTGGCGGTCGCGCCGAAAGCGCGGGAAGCGCCAGCGTTCGCGGCGGTCCAGATGTCCGTCTCCACTTCGTTGACCGCCGCGCGGATAGCCTGCGCGATTTGGTCCTGCTGAATGGTCAGATAGCCGGGGCCTTTGTCCACCGCCATGATGTCCTCGCCGCTCCAGCTAAAGCCGAATGAGCGGGCCTTGCTGATTGTCAGCGACTTGTTGCCGATGGTCTGGTTGAGCGCGGACGGGACGGCCATCGCAGGCACGATGTCAGCGCCAGAGGCGTTGACGGGTGCGACGACGCTGCGAAGGGTCTGTCCAACCGCAACCATATCAGCGCGTGAATCGCGTGCGACGGTCGGGATGAAGCCGGTCAGTTCCCGGCTCACCACGTCAAGCGCGGCGTAGGCATCGGGAATGAGGCTGGTGAGTGTGTTGTTATTGCTGGGTGCGGCCATGGTGGTTTACGAGTTGAGGTAGAGGTTTTTTCCGTTCTTCGGATTGGTGATTGTGATGTAGTTTTCCGAAGGTGTTTCCGAAAGCCTTTCAGCAATCTTTTTTTGATTTTCCGAAAGGTGCTCCGCGCAACCGCTGAAAATCGCGGATGCCGCTGCGTAAGCGTCTGGAATAAGTTTTTCCATGTTAGTCGATGATCTTTCCGCCCTTTTTGCAAAAGTCGGATTTGTTGAACGGCGAGAGTTTGTCGAAGTCCGCGCGCTTCATCGTGTTGCCTGCGGCTCCCTGCGCGTCCGTGACGGTCGCGACGGGTGCGGCCTTGAACGTGTTCGTGATAACGTGATCCTTGAACTCGGCGAGGCTCTTGCCGTTCGCGGTGAAGGTGTCCACGGCATCGGTCAAGCTGACTTTCTGCACAGCTTCAACCGACTTTGCCCACGCTTTGATTTCCGTGATGCGTGCGCGCTCGGCGGTGATTGCGTCGGCTGCGGCTTTCGCAGAGATTTCCGTAACATCGGGAGCGGGCGGGACAACGGGCGGAGTGACTACCGGCGCGACTGGCTCGGCAACAACGGGTGCGGGCGTGGGTGTATCCATTTGCGCGGTTATAACAGTTTGCGCGGCGGTGTCAATAGCTTTTTCGTCGCCTTTGAAAAGCGCCGCCGGAAGCATTGTGAACAGTCCCGCCCATTGTGCCTTGAACGCCTTGGCTTTTACGCCGCTGATAACGCTATCCGCAAAGCCTGCGTCAACTGCCTCTTGCCCGAAAAACCACGTTCCAAGTTGCGCCTTCATCATGTCGCGGATCTCGGCTTCGTCCTTGCCGGTGCGCGCAACGTAAAGCGAGACGATGCGATCCTCGAATTGCTTTGTGAGTTGCGCGGCGGCGGCGAGGTCGTCGGTGTTTCCGTGCGCTCCGCCAGTGACGCGGTGAATCATCACGCGGGCGTTTTCGTAAATGCGAATCTTGCCCGCGTCGGCTGCAAGCATGATGACGCTGGCCATGCTCGCGGCGAGACCGATGACGTTGACCGTGACGCTTGCGCCGCTGGCCTTGATTGCGTCGTAAATCGTGAGGCCGTCATTGCAGTCTCCCCCGGGGCTGTCGAGGTTCAGCGTGAGGCTTTTGATTTTTCCCACTCCGCGCAGTTGCTCGGCAAAGTCTTTTGCGGACACGCCCCACATTCCGATTTCGTCGAAAATGTCAATGACGCACTCGGCGTCGCCTTTGTTCGTGATGGAATACCAGTTCTTTTTCATGCTGCTTTTTTCTTGGGTGGTTCGTCGTCATCTTCTTCTTCGTCATCCGGCTCGATTGGCTCCGGTGGCGTCATCGGCCCTTTCGTCGTCGCCGTTTCGATGCCGAATTTCTCCATCATCATGTTGCTTTCGGCGATCTCGGTCAACGTCTGTTCGAGGTCGGTGCCCTGCTCATCATGGATGGCTTGCAGGCTGGTGAATTTGTTGGCGAGGTCTTGCGCCTTTGCGACGCCCTCCTTCACTGCATCAACGCCAGCCCATCGCCTCCCTGTGAACTTGACCGCGTTGAACTTGCGAAACTTTGCCACGGGCAGCGGGACGGCTCCGGTGATTAGCGCCATCTTCAGCCACTCGGAAAAGATGCGCCGCTCCGCTGTGGAAATATCCCATTCTTGCAGCATCATCCATTGCGCAGTGATGCTCAACCTTTCGAGTCGGCCCGCGCTGAAATTGATCTCGGAGTAGTTTTGGCCGAGCGTGGAAAATTGCGCAGCCGGAAGTCCCGCGCACATTTCGCGCAAGCTCTCGTTGCGGAAGCTGCCGGTCGCCGGGTTTGGGTTGTTTGGGTTGAACTCCTTCGCGCGCACGCCGGGAGGCAGGCCGTGCATTCCGCCGGGGTTCATTTCCATCGAGAGCTTTTTCATTATGTCGGGGTCTGCCCCGGCTGCGGTCGTGCCATCCGGCCCGATCAAATCCGTCTCGAAAAACACGTTGGAGCACGCGCCGACACGCGCGGCGACAACCGCCGCTTCCATCCATTTCGCAAGCTGGCGCGCGTTGCTCATTACTGGCGTCGTCCAAGGCACCGGGCGCGTCACGTCCGCGTCCTCGTCAAACTTGGCGTAATGAATAATGTCCTCTGCGGGAATGCGCACGCAGTTTTCCTCGCTGCCCTGCATGAATGGCGCGGGTGCAAATCCTCCCCATTGGCTCGCGGTGGCCTTGATGAAGTGATACGCAATGGGAACGGGTGCCGCTCCGCTGTCGTCGTATTCGATGCCAAAGCGCACGGGGTTGCCAGTCGCCGCGCATTTGCCGGTGAAGTAGTAGTTGCACCACTCGGCGTTGATGTGCTGAATCTTGAAGCCGAATGGCTGGTATCGGGAATCCCGGACGAGGCGGATGAAGTGCTCGCCATCGCGCGCGGCGGATTTCAGTCGAAGCTGGCGGCTTTCGTTGTAGCTCAATCGTCCCGTCACCGTGCAGTTTTCGCGCAACTGCCATTCGCGGAATTTGCGCTCGATGAGTTGGTTTGCGAAAATATCCGGCTCGCCGATTTGCACCGTGGCCTTGCCTTTCACTTCGCGGATGAGTTTTTTTCCGGCGGGCTTTTTGCCGGCCGTCCGCGCGATGAAATCAAACACCTGCGCGCGGCGTTCCTGCGCAGCGCGAAGTGTCGCCTTTTCCAGCGGCGTGTGAATCACGCGATCCTCCTCCTCCTTGATCATCATGCGGATCGTGTATCCGTTCGGCCCGATGACGTTCGCGCAGAGGTCTTGGAAGTAGCCGAGGATGTATGGGTTTTCCCGCGCGAGGTTGCGGCTGTATGCGCGAAGTTCCCAGTGGTTGCGGTAGATTTCCGCGTTGATTCCGATGCGGTCAACCTGCCAGTCGGGACTGAGTTTCTTCAACTGAGTGACCAGTTGCGTATAGTCGTTCTGAGCAGGCGACGCCGGGGCGGTGCCGGATGCGGCTGAGTTTTTCGGTGACTGCCAGAATTTCCAGTTCATACAAAGTAGGGGCGAATGCTGCGGGTCTTGGCGTCACCGCGCAGCCCTGCGGCGTCGTTCTTTTCCTCCGCGACAAGCGCCTTCAGGTTGCGCACAACCGCAATCATCTTCGGGATGTCAACGCTGGTGATTTGCTGGCCGTTGAAGTTCGTCGCCGCGTCGGGGTTGCCTGCCAGCAACAGGAGCGCCGCGTTCGCCGCGTCGAGTTGCTGCTGTGCGTTTGATTTCGTGAGCGTGCTTGCGGGGTTCGCCAGAACCGTAAAGTCCCCGGCGTCTGCCGTCGTCACGTCGCCGCTGGCCGTCTCTGTCGCCCTCGCCTGCCAAGTCCAAGCGCCGACTGCCATCGCCGCGGATTGCGTTGCCGTGATGGTAAACAGGAAGTTGTCGCCGCTCGCGGTGCCGGTGCATGTCACCGCTGCGACTCCGGCTTGGTTCAGGATGAGCGTCGCCGTGTAGCTGCTCGCCGGGCATTTCGGGAGGTTGAGTTGCAGGCGCGTCGTGTCGCCGCTGGTGATGCTCTGCGGAAAGACTGTGACGACGGGAAGGGCCATGAATGGTGCGGCTTATACCGCAAGCGTGAGCGGCTTGCAAGCCTTAACCGCCGCGCCGCGCACGGCAAGCCTTTTTCACAGCCAACTCCCCTTCGCCTGCGCGCTCTGAAAAATCTGGTAGTCAACCTCCGGTTTCGGCTTCGCATTCGGCGTGCGCAGGGCTTCGGCGTCGTCGCGCATCGTCCGCTCTATCGTCTCGAAGTCCCATCTCGTGCGGCGGAATGCGGCGAGGTTGCCGACGAGCAAATCCAGCGCCTCATTGCGGTTGCCTTCGGGGTTCTTGAACGTCTCCACGTTTGCGCCGTTGATGATTTTATACACGCTCACCTCGGACACGCTCTGCCGGACGAACTCGTCGCCGTAGCATTTGCCGAAGTGCATGAAGCCGGGCGGCTTTTCCTTCGCGCCATGCCATCGCAGGCGTTCGTAGATGAGCGACTTCGCCGCCCAGGTGCCGATGATGATGCCTTTGGCGGTCGTCTTGACGGTGCCATATTTATTGTGAATGACGCTCTGCCATTGCGACGCGCCCTTGCTGATTCGCACAAGGCCGGTCACGCCAGGCACCGGCACCTGCGAGAGCCTTTGCAGCGTTGCGATCACCGGGTCAACGCGCCAGCCGCCGTCCACGAGCGCGAGCGAAAGCTTCATCGGCACGCCGAGCGCGTGCGGAAATGTGCGCTGCAAATGTCGCGTCCACTCCTGCCAGACTTCGGTGCGGTTCGTGTCGCCGAACAAAACGAAGTGGCCGACGCCCCATGATGTCTCGTCCTTCGCCCACGCGCGCCATTCGACTTCGAGCCGGTCGGCGTGAAGGTCGGTCATACTGGTGAGCACAAGTGCTTGCTCCGGCACAAGCACTGCGGCCTCGGTCGCGTAGTCCTCACGCCCGTCGAGGATGGGCTGATACGGCGGCGGCGGCGTTTTCTCCGTGTCGGGATTCCAAAGCTCGGCCCGCATTTCATTCACCCACACCTTTTTCACTTCGGGCTGCGCTGCCATCGCCGAGGCGTTCTCCGCGTGGAACTGGTGAAGCTTGGACGTGTAGCCTTTCGCCTTTGGAAACAGGCTGTTGGCACCGTTGATCCAGTAGCCGCGCACGCCGTTAAACGGTGCCGTGGGCTTCCATTGGCCCGCACCTACCATGCGCCGCCATTGCTTTTCGTCGTGCTCCGCGTCGCACGATTCGCAAAGGTAGAAGTGCAGGCTCCCGCTTTTCTTCGCGACGGCTTTGATCTGCTCGAACTTGAGCCACTGGCCTTGCCCGCACTTGCGGCACGGACAGAACCATTTCCGCTGGTCGCTCCGGTCATACCACATCTCGATGTTGGAGCGATAAACCTTTGCGCCGTCTGGTGTGATCTCGGCGGTGAATGTGCCGGTGGACTCGATAATCTTGGTAGCCTCGAAGCCTTCCGTGCGTCCGAACAGTTTCGCGATTGGGTCGCCTTCTCCTTGGCTGCTCACGGGGTAGGCGTCCACTTCATGCGCCAGGACGATCTTCGCCGCCATGCCGCGCGTCTTTGATTTGCTACCGGCGTTGATGATGTAGAGCGAGCCACCGTGGAAGCGTTTGTAATCGATGGTGCGCCCGGTGTCGCGGCTCTTGCGCTCCACAAATACTCGCGTGAGCGATGGCGTCGCTTCGATCATCGGCTCGATCACGTCGCGGCTGAATCGGTCGCTGCTGTCCTCAACCGGCCACATGCTGATGATATTTCCGGGGTCGTCCGTGACGGTGCGCCCGATGATGTTGCCGCACACGCCTTCTGTCTTGCCGCT